GTGCGAAGGTGGCACGCCGTGCCGAGGCCTTACTGGCCTCGGGGGTGAGGACTGAGAGATTGAGCCTTGTGGGGTCGTTAGTCACGACGGCCCGCCCAAAATCTGGGCTCACCTCCACGGTCCGAACCTCAATTAGCGCGCGTGGCCCAGGGGGGAGCGCTGCACGTATCTGCTCTTGCGCAAACTCAGACTCAAGCTCCGCCACCCCTTGGAGCTCTCCAGCCAAGGACTCATCGCTCTCCCCGGCCCATGTATCTAGCGACTCCTTGAACTGGGCCAAGAGGGCTCGCTGGCGCGCTGCTGGCACTCCATCGCCAAACGTCAAGAGCTTATTGGTGGCATCGATGACGACGTCGTTGTAGGCATTGATAAGCTGCCGAGCCTCATTGTTGCTAAGGCGATTTAGGTCGATCGCATGACGGAAAAAGGTACGAAAATTAGGTGGCAGCGTCATCTCAAAAAGAAAGGCCCCAGATGGGGCCATCTTAGGGGGCAGGTTGTGTCACACCTCGAAGCGATTGGGGCAGCAGCGGGAATCGAACTGCTCTTGGATGGCGTCTAAGAACTCACTAAGTCCATCAATATCCTCAAGGAGGCTTTCGTCTAATCTGCAGTTGGGATCAGCAAGAACTGCATCCGCTCTTAAATCACTGAGATCGCCCTCGACAAGGCTTTTAATCTTGCTCAAGGTGCTAATATTAAGACCACGAAGAAAGTAGTCAGGGGCCGGGGCGGTAGCCATGTAGCTGTTGGTCATTTGCACTCCGTTGATTGGTTGGAGGTTGTTCCTCCATGTCTTCAATATAAGGGAGATCTAGGGGGCTGTCCGCTGCCTTGTGACACTTCTTGGATTGGTTTCGTTGGGTTGCTCTGGTCGCCCCTCGTCCTGCGGCGGCGCCTCCTCCAATGCGGCCTCCTCTTCCTCCACATCGAGGTCTGGAGGCAAGATCCCCCAGGCCTTTAGGCGTTCCAGCAGCGTCCCGCGCGTAACCACCCCCTCCGTATACAGCATCACAAGCTGCTTGAGCTCATCTTTATCTACAGTTGCGCCCAAAGATACCTGTCCTGTCTCCTTTATCTCTTTGTCCGGGACAAGCGGCAAATCAAAGACCCGGCCTTCTATCAAGTTTTTTAGCAATGTCTTTTGCGTGATAACATTTGCCGCCTGCAGTTCTTGCAGAGCCTTAATTCGCTCTTCTTCCATCCGGGGCGGGACAAAGGTTTTCTTCAGCTCCTCCTCCACATCGAACTCATCACCAAGGATTTCCCCTTCTGACAGCTGTTTCAAGAGCGTCTCCTTCGTAACCACACCACTTGTATAAAGCTGCAGCAGCGCTCCAACATCACCAATGTCTAGCCGGCTACCCAAAAAGTCGCGGTTAACAAAACTACTTCCCGGTTGAGCCTCGCCCAAGTAAAGCGCATGAAACCGCAGGCAGTTGTCCAGCATGTCTTGCACATTCTGTGCAATTACCATCATCGTAGAGTCTCCTTGACTCCTATCAATGCGCTTGGCCTCAGCGGTTTCCGCCGTTAGCTTTTGCCCTAGCACCGCAGAGAGGCCAAGCTCATTGATCTGCGCCGCAATCTGACCGAGGCGGTCGAACTGTGCGGCGAAGCTCTGACCACTAGGCTCGATGTACTGCGCCCGGGCCTCCGGTGGGAGCGTCAACGCCTCCCCAGGCCCTGCGGTGATTTCTTGGCTCCCCCCTGTCGGGAACCCAAAGAACGCAAGCATCGGGACCGCACTGATGTGCAGCTGGTTGTCTAGGTCAGACTGAACTTGATACGCCTTGAGGTTCAGCTCCGCGATATCCTCCAATGGAGGCCGGGACTCCAAGACAGCTGTCTTGTTGGAGTAAGCCACCGCGAAGGGGATAAACGGGAGGCTTGTCCCACCTTCTTCCACCACCCTAAAGTCACTACCTCTACTGGCCTTATCGCGGCGGTGAACCTGGTAACCCCCGGGGGTGAGTACCCGCACCTGTTCGACTTGCTCCTCACCGTATTCCGACTCCTCCGACGGGAGGGTTACCGTTTCTTGAAGCCGTAATTGGGTGAGCACTTGCCGACCACCCACGAGCTCGGTTCGGAAGCCAAGGATCTCCCGCGGGGTGTAGCACACCCAATAGGGCCGGCCTCCACCCCCGGACGGGGCATCAACTAGGACGCCCACGTGACCATAGCGGATCATCTTCCGCGTTGTTTCATACGTCCAAACGTTGATGTCATTACCCTGTAGGTCTACATCAAACATCTGTACCTGGATTTGGTCCGGGACCTCTTCAAGTCGGACTGGCTTGCGCGTAAGCATGCCGGCCAACATGCGTTCTAGGCGCTGGTAGTACGGCGGGCAGTTTGAACGCGCGAGGCGGTTATTGTAGCTTTCATCTAACTCACGCGGTTCCTGCGGCAAGTAGCGATCACGCTTGCCACGCATGGCGTACGTACCACCGATTAGATCCTCGATCAATGGCCAGTGCGGCGCTTGTGCTTGCCACGCAGCATTCGGGTCGTTGACCCGGGTAACTGGTGCTCGCGTTAACTTATGCCGCTGATAAGGGTCGTAAGAGTAGTAAGGAGCACGATTCGAGTAAGGCATTAGCCAGCCAGGTGTCTTGGGGCTTCCGCCAATCTTACAACTGGTCTGTTTGCTTTGCTGGAACCAGCCTTAACTGTCAGAAGAAGGCTCGCAAGAACCTAGACATCAAGTGTGATCCACGCAAGCTTTGCTCATATAAAGCAGCGGCTCGTCTGAGTTTCTGCTGATAACTAGCTCCTTGTACCAACCCTGAATCAAGCATCTGTCGTAATTGCGCCGGAGTTTTCTCCCTGAGTGGTCGAGTTGTTCCTTTACCCTGATGAGCTGGATGAACAGGCCGAAACGGTTCATTAAGGCCACTAAGGCCGCCATGGCCTCCTGCCCCCATTCGACGAACCAGTCCGCGTATCTCTTTCACTTCTTTTTGAGTCTTTGGCGGATGAGCATCCAGCCTGCTGCCAATATCATCAAGCCTAAGATTTCGCTCCCTAGCTCGCCCAATGCGTGTATTAAGATCATTTATTGGGTCGCCTAAGACTCTCGGACGACTATTATCTAGTGGGTCGCCAAAGGCCCTCGAAGGACTAGGCGAACCAATGTCTATAGGGGTCCGACGTAATCTGACTAAATCCCTTGCAGCCAGCCCTGAACCAACAATTAACGCTTGATAAACTGCAGCTTCTCCTACTTTCCCCGCTGTGCGATCATACTGCCCAACGTTTCCAGCGGCCAAACGGCGCCTACGCCGATCCCGAGCTTTTTTGCGATGCTGTGACGGGGTTGTTGGCATTAGAACCTCCTGCCCCCACCTGGGCGTACTATAAACCGTAGTAGCTCTCCACCAACTCGGAGGACAGTCTTCGCCCTAGGAACAAAGCTAGGCCTGTTTGGGTTTGGGCTAGGCTGTTCCGGCGTGGTGTTGCGAGCAACACCACCAACTGACGGCTTTGTCTTTTTGTTTAAGCGGCGCGCCTGTCGTGCTTTGTTCCTATTAGTAATCTTGTCATCAACCTGGTCAATAGTTTGCTCTTCTAGGGGGTCCTTAAAGCCAGACGGTGCATCAGGCCAAAACCCAGGCTCTGGAGGTATTCCAAGCATTCCATATTCTTGGCGCTCAAGCTCTCCCATAAGACCTAGCCCTTCATAGCGGGAGCGTCGGCGTGGCTTGCGTGATTTTGTCGGCATCGAGAGCTCCTTGGTTCCTTTAGAAGCTAGAAGAACAACCTAATCCATCTGGCAGCCTGCCTGGCAGCAGCCTGTGCCCTTCCAGCACCTCCGGTGAGTCCCTTAGGCCGCCCCCCTGGAGGGGTCGGGACAACCACCTCACGGCTCACCGTACGTCCACGAACTGGGACTACTTGCTGCCGAACCGGCAGGTGATCTCCTGGGTAACTCAAACTCTGGCCTGGCCGGCCAATCACTTTGGGGCCAATCCGTCGGTGTAGGAATTGCTCAAACTGTTGCATCCTTTTAGACGGCCTACCTTCCAACAGCCGGATCATGACCTCTGTACCCAAAGCAGTCCCAATAGTTGCACCAAACATAGTCGCCCCCCCTGTAACCCTGGGACGCCCTTGCGTTGCCAACTCCCTTTGCTTCCGTACTCTGGCCGCCTGTCGGGCTTGGTTCTGTTGACGGCGCTTGAGGGTCGAACTGGTGCTTGATTTTGTTGGCATTAGTGGCCACTCTAGAAGAACAACCTAATCCATCTGGCAGCCTCTCTGGCGGCATCAACCCCTCGCCTGGCAGCTCTAGCCCGTCTGGCACCTTTGGTGGTCCCCCCAAGTCTAGGATCTACCTGCCCTCGTCGAAGGGTCGGGACGACCTCACGGTTCAACGTACGTCCACGAACTGGGACTGTACGTTGCGGAACAGGCACCTCATCACCAACATGACTAAGGCTTTGCCGTCCACGACGGAACTCCCTAGGGTTGATAGTATGACCAACCTCGTCAATGAAACCAAACGTATAATTGCTGTTTGGCCGGTTAACTCCCCAGCGCCTTCTTATGTAGGCATTATAAGCCCTGTTATGTATATCCATGATAACCGGCCCGGCTGGGGCAACCAAAGTCCCAAGCGCAAGCCCCTCTGCGGTGTCCCACTCTCCGAGTGGTGGCATGGGCGGGTGAGGGTTGGCATCCAACCTCCTTCGCCTCTGCGCCCTAACTGCTCGGCGGTCCTTCGATGGGCTCATGGTTTTCGGCATGATAACTGCATCAATGACGTACATTCAATCTTAACACCCCGACACCCATTGAGGTGACTCACTCAAACCCCCCTGATCCCCCTGTGGAGGAACTCTTCTTTGATTGCATCTCTCATCATCTGTGACGGAAACGTTTTGGACTGGTTGTGCATGTCAATTAGGTCAAGGGAATCAACTGCTATGAAAGGCCTTCTAATTGTTGGCACCCGCTCTTGCATGGCAACAAGCTGGTTGGTCGAGGAGCGCGTTCGCCGGCCACCACGTTTACCAGGCTTTTTATGGGACTTTTTGCGATGATCGGGCATGACTAAAAAAGCCGCCTTAATAGATTACGGTAAAATCGCCCCAAGCGGGTGTTCCCCGGCGTGCGGAGACCTCTGGCGCGTGCATATCGGTCATTGACCTGTAATTGCCGTGGCCCTGTTTGCGGGTCTGCCAGCCGCGCATTTAGCTCCGCCTGAGCAGCTAAGCCCAATGCCCTCCTACGCATGGACTGTGTAGGCGTGAGTGGCTTATAACCTGGCCTACGAAGTCTGGTCATACCTAACGCGTCTTCATACATTCTTATATTGGCCTCAAGGAGCAGTTCGAGCTGAGACTTGGGTTTACTAATTGTGTTTGGGGGGATGCCCGGGGAGTGTTGAATCTTGTGAGGCGCAGTTTTAGGCACGCCAGCCACCTCACGAACTTTTTCCTTATTAACCCGCGCCTGTTCAATACGCCCTCTTCTGACAAGCTCATTTAAGTTCTGCAGTGAATAGGCCGAGCTTTGCAAAGGCCGCCCTGTCCCAATATGACTATGCGTTGGGTAAGGGGTTCCCTCCCTGCGCAGCGCCGCTCTTTGGGCCGCCCCAAAAAGGATTGCCCCGCTTGCACCTAGCTGTAGCGCCCTAGACCCGGGCGGTTGTACGTCTATCCCAAAGAGGTCAGCGAGCTCACCAGGGTTCAACTTCCGCCGCTTGCGTGCCTCAGAGGAGGGCTTGGGCATTTTTAGGTTTGCGGTTGCTTGATTATAACATCATCAATACACTCGGACTCCCGTGCCTTGCCCCGCGCGCGCATAGAGCGGATTGAACTCACGCCACACTAGGTAACCTAGTGCATCATTGAGGTGATCATAGCCGCTCTCCTTATCGGGCTCGCCTTTGTCTGTATAGCTTTGGAGCTCTAGACACTCGATCAAGCGACGACAGCATGGTGAGATCTTTAGCCGGACCTCCCCCTTGCCGTTTTCTAACAGAGCTTGAACCGAGGCAACCCGGTCACGCACTAGCGGGTTCGCTTTCGGGCTTTGATTCGCCATCCGATACTCCTCAAGGATCTGAATATCGGTTTGCACCGCATTGGTAGAGCGCGCTAACCCAGAGGCATCGGGATAAATAAGGATGCGACGGTGCGGATAGCGACGACGGATTTCCCGAGCCAAGGAGTCAGTGTCGTGTTCTTTAACTACCTCATCAATGATAGCAAGGCCATTTTGATAGCGGATAGCTACGACTGCGTTCATATTGTCGACATTAAAGTCGACCCCGATTCTTAGGTATTGCTCGCCGTCATCTTCAACTTCCTCTAAGTGCTTCGTGCGATCAAATCTATCATACACTTGCCCGGTGACGAGGTTAACAAACTCCCCCTCTAGGTAAGCTCTAAGGAGGCTTGGGTCATAGTTTGCTTCTAGGCGCCGAATAAAGTCGAGTGGGAGATGGGGATTGTCTGCAGTTCTCATCCTTATTAGTCTTCTATCCGTCTTTCTCTGTGATTCATCATTGCCGAAGGTGCTCCACATCCAGCGGAAGCCTTCTGGCGTTGACGCAACAGCGAACTGCCGCACGTTCCCAGAACGAAGGCGGCCCAGGATCTTAGGGAAGGCTTTGTTGGCGATAGCTGGCGCTACAGTATCGATCTCATCGACTAAAACCCAGGCTAGGTTGAGACCAATAATCCTGTTCCAGTTCTCAACGCTGCGACAGAGGATCCTTGTATCCCCGTCTTCAAGATGGAGAATGTACTCAGGAAGTGGTGATGCCCGGAACGTGTGCGGTATCTCATAGTCAGACAAGAAGGCATCGAAGTCCCTCAACCAAAGATCACGGACCAGTGGCCCCGTTGGTTCCATGACGGTCCCCATAAAGCCTTGGTTCAAGGCCGCCAGAGTTAGCGCTTTGGCGCACAACGCACGCGTCTTACCCGCCCCATAACCGGCCGACACCCCGAGGATCTGGGTGCTGTTGTCCGAGACAAACTCACGCTGTCCCGGGTGGAGGTCTGCGTGTGCTCGCTCGAGGGCCGCCTGTAAATCAAAGGAGGGTGTAGTTTCGAGGTGCTCGACCCGTAGCTCAGCAAGCCTTGAGGCGATTGCACTAGCAATCGCCATCAGCCACCAAGGTCTCACCAGACTTGGCTTGAATGCGCAAGAGGATCATGCGCTCTTGCTCTGGCGGAAGGCTTGCTTCAGAGATAGCTGAGGCAGCAACAGCGTCAGCACGAGCACGAGTTAGGGCAGCATTATCAGAGTATTGCCAACGGTAATCGGGTGAATGAGTGAGCATCCATTGTGCGAACTTACTAGCAGCATCTTGCACGCAGTTGGCGATAATGTTAATGAACTTGTGAGCAACTTTGACACACTCTTCATGAAG